GTGTCATATCCTAGCATATGCCAATGAGCATCTCTTACTTCAATCATCTTAAACATTTTTGCATAAGAGCAAAGAGAAAATGGAATTTCTTTATAGAATGGAACTTTAAATGAATCGAATAATTCTGGATGGATGACATCGACTGTCATCCAATCAGGAAGATTGGCAATGATGTTCTTATATGTTGTAACAACGCCGCTCACTTGCGGTTCCCATGCATCTGTGATGAGAATTACTTTCGTCCGTGCCATTCTACGATCTCCCATGTCCCATTCATATGCTCAACTAATGCTGTGCACGACTCAACCCAATCTCCATCGTTCATGTATTCAATCCCATTGATTGATTTAATTTCAGCGCGATGAACATGCCCACAGATAACTCCATCGGCTTTTTGTTTGCTACAGTAATCTGTGATCAGATCTTCAAAATTGTTTACATACGAAACTGCTTCTTTTGTTTTGTTTTTAAGATACTGACTTAAACTCCAGTGTGGCATGTTAAACCAATTACGAACTTTGCTGACAAGGACATTGACGCGCAATAGGATATTATATAGCATATCGCCAAGATGATAGAGCCATTGAAGTTTGGTTCGCAGCACACCATCGAATAGATCGCCATGAATGACCATATAGGTCTTTCCGTTGACTGCTGTGTATCGAGTTTGATTTACTAGTTCTATGTTCCCGAAATGAATGTCAAATGTTAATAAGTCACGAAATGCATCATCGTGATTGCCAACAACATAAGTCACTTTGGTATTGTTCTTTGCGGCTTTGAGAATTTTACGAATCACATCAGTGTGTGATTGTGGCCAATAGAATTTTCTTTTTAATCGCCAGCCGTCTATAATATCGCCGACGAGGTATAAATTCTCGCTCGAGGTATTTTTCAAGAAATCGCACAGCTCTTCTGCCTTACATCCCCGTGATCCAAGATGAACATCGGAGATGAAGATTGATTTGTATTGCATTGGAGACTCCAGGAGTCGGAGTTAATATATAGCGCACGATTATTACGATCAAGTTAAAGTTCGGTTCATCTTCCCCCCACTGCGCAATGGGTGCTAGATTGTACTTTTCTAGCGGGATCCTATAAAACTCAGCGTAGTACGCATGACCTCTATACCGAAAGGTTGAGGCGAGTGGTGTTATTTAGTAAATTATCCCATTGAAATCGATTTGACGCTATCAACGCGGAAAGACCGCCAGCCATTCAGTTCTGTATTCCAAACAGAGATTGCCTTGGATTCAGATTCTTCCAATAGAACTTGTCCATTATTTGTTGGTGCGTTTGGCACATATTCAGCCATTAGAGTGCACTTCATAGTGCGCTCTTGACCATTCACCTTTGTAAAGGTCACAGTGATAACATTATTACGAAGCATATCAATCAAGTTTTCTTTTGTAAAGATCATATCACACCTGTGCAAGTATTGAACGAATTGTTTTTTCTGGAATGTCGAAGTTTTTTGTAGTTATTCGAATCATGTTTTTAATTGTTTTCTTGGGAACACAGCCGTCTTTTACCATTAGACCATTATATCCCAGTTTAGAATAGTTATCAATAAATCCGCGAACATCACCAATATAAGCCTTCATAAACTCAATTGTATTTTTAGGTTCTGTTGGTTTAAATGTAAAGATATTATATTTGTACGAATTAGTTTCTTCATTTATCGGCACAATTTGATCATTAAATTTATATATCGTGGTTTCGCATTCTACCATATCATTTTCAATAAACAATGCCCAAAGTGCGCCATCAACCTCATCTATTTCTATTTTTATTGTGGTCATTATACGCTCCTGAAAAATTCGATCGTTTGATTCAATCCCTCCGATAACGCAATTTTAGGTTCCCACTTTAATCTTTCTTTTGCTAATGTAATGTTTGGTTTGCGTTGCTGAGGGTCATCTACTGTACGCTCAACATATTCTTTATAACCTTTATTCACCTTCTGTATGATTATAGTTGCAAGTTCATCAACAGTAAACTCCCCAGGATTACCAAGATTAATTGGTCCAATCTCAGAAGAGTTTGCAAATTTGAGTATACCATCTACAAGATCATCAACATAGCAGAATGATCTTGACTGTATACCTGTTCCGTGAATTGTTAAATTCGCATCAGCAAGAGCAGCGACAATAAAGTTAGAGACAACTCGCCCATCGTTCTTTGCCATTCTAGGTCCGTAAGTATTGAAGATGCGGAATACGCCAGTGTTGACATCGTGTTTTCTCCTGTAATCAAAGAATAGAGTCTCTGCTGCGCGCTTTCCTTCATCATAACATGCGCGTGGACCAATCGGATTTACATTACCATGATATGTTTCTGGCTGTGGGTGAACATCTGGATCACCGTAGACTTCTGAAGTTGAAGCCTGTACAACACGAGCCTTTGTCTTGCGAGCAATTTCTAAAACATTACGAGCACCCAGAACGCATGTCATCATGGTTCCAATTGGATCGCGCTGATAATGTACTGGCGAAGCTGGACATGCTAGATTATAAATCTGATCCAATGCACGAATAGAAAAGAAATCAACAAACTGTTCGCTCGCAACATCAAGTTCATATAGACGAAAGTTTGGATGCTTCACAACACCAGCAAGGTTCTTTACAGTTCCAGTGTAGAAATTATCTACGCAATAAACTTTATTTCCCTGTTCCAACAATCTTTCGCATAAGTGACTACCAACAAAACCCGCACCACCAGTCACTAATATATTTTTCATACAATTTCCTTTTTAGAATTCATTTCAATCATATATCTTGCAATATACCAAGCATCAACAATATCAGTAGTAGGTGAACCAAGTTTCGTCGTAGGACTTATTATACTATGTAATTCTATAAAAGTATCCTTTACAAATGCTTCATACATCTTTTCTTTTGTAGCATTACCTTTACCAGTTGCAAACTTCTTGACAACTGTTGGTGGCACTGTAAAGAACTTGTATTCTTGCTTGTACAACATGTACTTTAGAAGTCCACAGTTTTCGGCAAGATTGAACACTCTACCCTTAGAACCAAACGAATAATCTTCAATCAAAACAACAATTTCTTCTTTTTTAAAGTCAGCAAGAATACCCATAACCCAAGAGGCGATATTCTCATATCGCTCTTGGTCTGTCAAATACTCATCATGTCCTTCACCGAGGATATTATGAAACTTTCCTTGGACAGTTTTGCGATCGTTTAGATAGTAGAAAAAAGAATTTGAAAATGTCTTATCGCGTGAAACGCATACACATGGAGAAGTTAACGAATAGTCAATGCCTACTGTTACTGTAGTCATCTTCTTCTGTCCCTAGATCATTTTCTGGGGAATCAAATCCATCATCATCGGAATCGTTAAAATTAAGCTCTTCACTTTCATTATCATAGAAATCGCCACAGAATGGGCAATGACTTGGTGAATAACTTACTTCATCATCGTCATATGATAAAGCAAATGAAGACCCACAATTATCGCATGTTAGTTTTAGATCAGGCATTGTTTTTAACCTCGTGTGACCTTTGTAATTTTTTCGATTTGTTTATCGATTATTGAAACTCTATTTGGCCAATTAATATACGCTTTCTCGGGATTCTTTTTTAGATTTAATAGCAATGGAAGAATCAATCCTTCAACTTCTTTAAGTTTTGCCTTATACTTTTCTTCAATCGCATTAACCATTGCACTATTTAAATTTTGCTCTTGTGCGCTTAATACTGCGTCAAGTTTATCTTTCAGTTCTGAGATCTCTTCATTGGTTTGTTGACTTGATGAAGACGTTGGCAAACTTTCTTCGTCTGCAAAACTGAATCCAAAGTCATAATCATTTGTTTGTAATGTTGACATATTTTCCTCTACCAAACCCAAGAAACGAAACTATATCTCTTACCCTTCGTGACGTTTTCAACTCGATGTGGATACATAAAATTGCTAGGAAATATCATAAGTGAACCAGCTTTAAGTTCAATAATCTCATCTTCCCAAAACACCAACTCACCGCCCTCGTAATCGTCATTCAAAGATCCTAAAATTGAAAGAGTTGGAATACCCTTTCTTTGTCCATCGAAGATACTATGAATATGATCACAATGAATCTTCATATTAGTACCGACTTCATATTTATTAAAACGAACACGCGTGTATCCGCTCCATGAAGCATTCCATCTTGCACAAAATGAAAAATCTTTTACAATATATTGCTCGATTGCTGACCAAATTTTATTGTGAACATACAAACCTTTTTCACTATTGCTATGAGAAACGAATAAATCATCATCATAACTAATATTTGTATCTGTTGATACTTGATAAAAAGAATGTTTATCCCAAGAATCAGTTTCTAATTCATTTACAATTTCTTTACAGAAATTTGAATCTAAAAAGTTATCATAGATCTTAACATAATCTTTTACATTCATTGGCATCATAATTTATTTTTTCTCTTTTACCTCATAATCATATCTATCGTCATCAGAGAGAACCCATTTGGATGTATTTTCTACAGACCACATTTGCGTTCCAAGTTTTCGCTCAATAAGATTTTGTCCAGGCTTCGTAACAAATGATGGCTCGAATGCGCGACAGCGATTGTTTGGCTGAATTGCAAAATTACCATCATCAAGTTTAATCACATGACCACATTTATGTTGCCCTGGGACTTCGCTAAATCCAAGATCTACAATGTTCTTGTCCTCATGTGCCCAGTCTAGCGTAAACAGATAAGTGCCTTCATTCCATTTCTTGTTTCTATCAATATATTTCATTCTCTTATTAATCAAGAAATCGAACTGTGTAACTCCAATGTATGAACTGAAAGAATCCCACAGAACTAGATTATATAGCGACGCTTGCGGCGCAGGAGTCTTATGACAGAAAGCGTGTATTGGCATGCGGAACCAAAGCCCTTCGTCTTCCATGATGAAATGAAAAAGTGGGGCACGATGCGGTATCGACGCCACACCGAATATAAGGACTGGAAGATATGAGTCTTTCGCTTCATCGAACTCTAGTCTGTTCTGAAGAAAGTTAGTCCGCACATAACATTCTATGGGTGGGATATTAGCGTTTATATATGCCATAAGTTTATATAGTGCAAAAGAAGTTAAAATAAAAAAAGGGACCGAAGTCCCTTTTCTGTTAACTCAGTTTTAATTACTGAACAACTGGTACTGCATCAACAGCTTCTACTGCTGGTGCTTCAACAACAGCAGCTTCTACTGCTGGTGCTTCAACAACAGCAGCATCAACGGCTGGTGCTTCAGCAGGAGCAGCAACAACGGTTTCTTCTGCAACCGTATCAGCAACAACTTCTGCTTCTGGTGCACTACCACAAGCAACGAGACCAAGAGCAACAAGACCAACTAGAATTACATTCTTCATAACTTTCTCCTTTAGTTTATAAAACACTCAACAACAAAAAATCACAGTTCGCAGACTCCTGCTGAGCAAGCCAATTCTTTCGCAGAAGTTGTTGTATCCGTTTCTTCCATAAACTCTACCCAGTTGATATTCACATTTTGGAGAGCAAGAAGTTCGTTATACATTGCTTCATCAATTTCTTCATAAGGTGCCTGACGATATGAACCGTTGTCGCGTGGTAGGAAAGAAACACCTGAAAGAATCGAGATGTTCTTATAAACCCATGCACCAACTTCCATCCACTCATCATCACCGACATATACAGTGATAGATGGCTTGTGTTCACACCAGTTGTCTTGGTAGATTTTCCAAAGTTCTAACTGTTCAATCGCAGTCATGTCGTTGCGTGTAACAGAATTCTTTGGTGCCTTCATTGGGAATGAGAACACCCAATTTGACTTGCTATAGAAATCTTCCTCAGCCTTGTATCCCTTGTTAATCATAAACTGAGCAAGAGGATCCTTCATGTCAGCCCTAACTCTACGAATATAATGTTGGGCATAGCGTGGGTGAATGCCTGAAGCGGAATCAACCAACTGTGATACAGTGCCTGAAGGTTTGACGCAAGTAATTGCAGCCGACTGTGGAACACCAAGAGCATCTGCGAATTCCTTATTTGTTTCAACACAAAGAAGTCTGATGGCATCCAATGCATCAGCAAGTTTCTGTGATGGCTTATTAAGCAACTTGTTATCACAAATACCAGTAAAGGAAACTCCAAGTAGTCTTTCTTCATCGCAATTATTCTTCCACTTCTTATTGATGTAGCGGAAGTCTGTTAGCGTTGACTGAAGTGTGCCGATGATTGTAGCGAGGCGTGCCTTACGCTTCAATGATTCAACATCATCATTTGCGCGAACAACGATCTCAGAAAGATTACAGAACTCAAATGGACGAAGAATGATTTCACTGCAAGGATTCGTACCGAACTCATGCTTTGGATCGCGGCGACCATTTTTAGCAGCAACAGCCTGTGAAGCAGCACGAGAGAAGATACCACGCTCACCAGACTTTGACATATAAAGAGCATGCCATTCATTCATGAATGTATCCATGTCTACTCGTTTGTCATACAC